ACCATCCAACAATCCCGATAGGAAGGGTGGCCTACTGCCTTACAGCTTGTTCAATCTGTCTAGGGTGGCTAAGCAAATCATGACTGAGGCAAGTCTGCCTAGTGACTTGGTGTTGCAAGACCTACGAAGGACAGCCATCACAGAGATGATTGAGGTGGGTGTACCCATCACCAACATCATGTCAGTGTCAGGCCATGCCACACCACAGAGCCTAACACCTTACATCAAGAACACTTTGCGTAGTGCAACAGTGGCTCAGGATATGAGGGAGCTTATATGAGATACAGATGTTCTAAATGTAAGCAGGTGTATGAGAGAGACAGTGACAAGGCTTGGATAAAAAGCTATTGCAATGAGACAGATCAGTATGCTAGATTAATAAAGGAGAAAAGAGATATGCAGTTGAGTCAGATGGAACAAGAGGCAGTTGTTGTTGAACAACTTGAGTGGCTAATTAAATATGAACTTAAGCATGATGCTGAAGATCAAGACTGGGAACTTATCAATGCATTAACAAGAGTGTTGAAAGAGTTTGAACCAATAAACTTTGTGGAGGAAAAGTCATGAGTGCTTGGCTAATTGCAATTGTTGGTGTAGTGTATGCAGTGGTGGCAGTGGATCTGCTGCTCAAGGGTAGCACTGGACTAGGCATAGCCTTCATTGGTTATGCACTGGGCAATGTGGGACTGTATATGGAGGCAGCGAAATGAACAAAGAAGACATCATTCGTAAAGCTGAAGAAGATGAGTGGATTGAAATAACTCAATTCATGAAGTTGGCTGTGTTAAAAGAACGTGAGGCGTGTGCAAACCTGCGTAAAGAAGTGGAGTTGTTGGGTAAACAATCGACAGAATATGAAGAGGGTTTTTGGGATGGCTTGCACAAGTATGAAGACCTAATAAGAGCAAGGGGACAAACATGAAACCAATAGCATGGTATGACCCAAGCAACGGCACGGTGAGTACAGACCAAGACTGCCCTTTGTTTACACCGCTTGGTCAGATATGGCCTTTGTATGCAAAGGAAGAAGCGAAGGATGAGCCTGTGGCAGAGGTAACAAGCGAAACAGGTGCAGACATAACAATGTCTTGGTGGCATGAACCTGCTTTGCCAGTTGGCACAAAACTCTACACCACCCCATCACAGCGTACATGGGTAGGGCTGACGGATGAGCATAAAGAGGGATTGATTTGCATGACCGATCCCAACCCAGAGCCACATCATTTGCGTGAGTTGATTGATGTAGTTGAATACGAACTAAGGAAAAGAAATGATTCACACTGAAGAAGACGATGAGTTTGCTCGCATCGAACGAGAAAACAAAATGAAGGGACAGCCTTACCACTTTGATATTTTTGTTTCTCCATCACAGCGCAACCAAGTATTAGAGGAGGCTGCGAAGATGTGTGAAAGCCATTGGGAAAAAGATGGTGCGGCTTTATGGTGTGCTAAAGCAATCCGAGGGATGAAGAAATGAAAGCACATGAACTTGAAAACCTCATCATGGCAGCATGGATAACTAAAGAGGACATCGACTCCATCCTGTGGGTGTTGATGGACAGAGAGAAGAGTCCAACAGAGGATGAGCTAGCCAACTTATTAATTGGACTGCACACCCTTCACGATGCTAGAATGGCTAAGCTGTTTAACGCATACGAGCAAGTATTAAAGACCAACAAAATAACTTACAAGGGCTATGACATTTCTAAAAACCCATCTACCTTGTGAGACATGTGGTAGCAGTGATGGCTTATCACTGAATGAAGACATGTCCACCAAATGTTTTGTATGTAATAAATATACACCCGCAACTAACAATGAAAGACTTGAAGTGATTGATGTAGATAGTGAAACTAAAGACACAAGCTCTTTCCTGAAGGAATATAACGAAGGCCACAGTGTGAGTGTGTCAGACAGACGCATTAACAAAACCACGATGGAACGCTATGGAGTTGTTCGCAGTGGTGGTTATTATTACTTTCCCTATTACGATAGCAACTCACAACTGGTGGCAGCTAAGCGTAGGGAAGTGAAGGATAAGAAGTTCACCACTGTTGGTGGATGGAGCAAAGGTACACTGTTCGGACAGAACCTATACCCATCCAATGGCAAGTACCTCACCATCACTGAAGGTGAGTTTGATGCACTGGCTGCATATCAATTGACAGGTAGTAAATATCCAGTGGTATCTATTCGCACAGGTGCAGGTAGTGCATTGAAGGATGCCAAAGCAAACTACGAATACATCAACAGCTTTGAAAACATTGTGCTGTGCTTTGATGGTGATGAGGCAGGACAGAAGGCAGCAAAGGAAGTTGCTGAATTGTTTGGCAGCAAGTGCAAAATATTTAAACCAGACCCTGCATACAAGGATGCATGCGAGTGGCTAGCAGATAACAAAGAAGCTGCATTCGTAGCCCGTTGGTGGGCAGCAGAGCCTTTCGTTCCTGATGGTATTGTCAGTGGCACTGGGCTGTGGGAGCTAGTGTCTAAACCAATGGAAGCAGCAGACTGTTTCTATCCTTGGAAGGGCTTGAACGATATCACCTATGGCATTAGAGCAGGTGAGCTTGTTACATTCACAGCAGGTAGTGGCTTAGGTAAGAGTCAAACTCTTAGAGAAATTGTTTGGCACTTGCTACAGAATAGCAGTGATAACATTGGCTTGATGTTTCTTGAAGAGAGTGTGAGAAAGACTGGCTTGTCAATGATGAGCCTTGCTGCTGATCTTCCTATGCACCTACCTACAACTATGGTGTCTGATGCCATACGCAAGGATGCCTTTGATAAAACACTAGGCACTGGACGCTTATACTTCTTTGATCACTTCGGCAGTACAGCCATTGAAAACATTGTCAATCGTGTGAAGTATATGGCTAAGGGATTGGGATGTAAGTATGTATTCTTAGACCACTTAAGCATCATCGTATCCAGTCAGGACAATGGTGATGAGCGTAAAGCCATTGATGAAATTATGACCAAGCTTCGCATGCTTGTGCAGGAAACTAGCATTGCTCTCATCATTGTTAGCCACCTCAAGCGTCCCTCAGATAAGGGACACGAAGAAGGTGCAACCACTAGCTTAGCTCAGCTTCGAGGCAGTGCTGCCATTGCACAGCTTAGTGACATGGTGATATCGCTAGAGCGTAATGGACAAGCTGACGATCCTGTTGAGCGTAACACCACCAAGGTGAGGGTTCTCAAAAATCGTTTCGCAGGTGCGACTGGACCCGCTTGTTCTCTTCTATACAACAAAGAGACAGGCAGGATGTTTGAGATTGACGATCCAACAGAAGGTCTATTACTATAAAATAGAGTTTGACTTTTCTATTCTTTAGTGTTACAACTTTAGCCATAGGAGGTTCTATGCGAACTAAAGAGCAAGCACGAGAGTACAACGAAAGATATTATGCAAAGAATAAAGAAAGACTTAAACAAGAAGCCTCTCTTTATTATCATGAGCATAAAGAAAAGACATTAGAAAATGTCAGGAAGTACCGTGATGAGAATAGAGAAGTCATTAGAGAAAAGGGTCGTGAATACTACAGACGAAAACATAAGAATCGTTTATTGAATGCAGCTAGATCTAGAGCAAAAAGATATGATCTTGATTTTGACATAACAGAAAATGATTTTGATATGGTAGATGTCTGTCCTTTGTTAAACATACCTTTGTTTATTGGTGAAGGGAGGAAAAGTGTTAAGCCTAATTCACCTAGTATGGATAGAATAGATTCTACTAAAGGGTATGTAAAAGGAAATGTCTGGATAATTTCTTACAAGGCTAACACCATGAAAAGTAATTCAACCTTAGAAGAATTTTTATTGTTAGCTGAAAACTGGCAGCGTATTCATAAGGAGAAACTATGAAGAAGTGGGATGGATTTGATAGTGCCATCATAGGCACAGCTTCTGTATGGAATGGTAATGAGCGTGTTGATGTACTTGTGTATGACATCTATCAGATGGTGGAGCAGCTTACCATCAGAGATGGGATGTCTCAAGATGATGCTATTGAATACATCAACTTTAACATTGAGAATGCTTACATAGGAAAGGACACACCAATCATAGTGTGGGAATATATCGATGAGTGACGGAGGAAAGGGACACACTCAGCGTCCCAGATCAATAGCTGATGAGGAATGGGCTACTAGATGGAATGCCATCTTTGGTAAAGACTCAATAGAAGATTACAAACAGTCGGAAGATATTAATAACCTCCGACAAAATGATAAGGACAATGACGATGATCTTCTTAGACATAGAGACAAACCTGAAACATGACACCATTTGGTTGTGTGTTACTAAGCACAACACCACTGGTGAGGTGAGGCACTGGCGGGAAGCCGACAGCTTGCAACAATACTTAGAAGGTGAGCAAGTGGTAGGCCATAACATCATTGGCTTTGATGCTCCAGTGCTGAAGAAGGTATGGGGTGTTGTCATTCCAGACAACATGTTGGTGGATACATTGGTGATGTCACGCCTGTACAAGCCCGACATTGACATTGTTATTCCTGAGCAGGGCAAAGCACCTAGTCCACACAGCCTAGAGGCATGGGGCTATCGCTTAGGCAGCTACAAGATTGGATTCACTGACTTCGATGGTGGATGGACACAAGAGATGGCTACCTACTGTGAGCAGGATGTTCAACTTTTAGAAAAACTGTATGTTTTTCTGACAACAACAATGGTGAAGGAAGGGTTTTCCCTACAAAGCATTCAGCTTGAGCACGATGTTGCCATTATTTGCAGAGGGATGGAAGACAACGGCTTCATGCTAGACATGGAGAAAGCTATGGTGTTGAATGCAACACTTAGTGGACGCATGTCTGACATTGAAGAGAGCATGCAGCAGGTGTTTCCTCCCATCGTAGAGCAACGCTTCTCTGAGAAGACAGGCAAGCAGCTCAAGGATAAGATTACCGTTTTTAATCCCGGAAGTAGGCAGCAAATTGCTGAGCGATTGGCAGGGCTTGGTGTTGTCTTTACAAAGAAGACAGACAAAGGCAATGTCATTGTTGACGAAGCTGTGCTTGAGAAGATTGACTTGCCAGAGGCTAAGCTTGTAGCTGAATACTTAATGATTCAAAAAAGAGTGGCACAGATTAGCAGTTGGTTGGAACTGGTAGGCGATGACGGTAGGGTACACGGTAGAGTCACTACTAATGGAGCAGTGACAGGCAGGGCTACACACAGTAGTCCGAATATGGCACAGGTTCCTGCGGTGGGTAGTCCCTTTGGTGCTGAGTGTAGGGAAATGTGGCGTGTTCCTAAGGGATATAAGCAGGTGGGTGTTGACCTATCAGGCATTGAGCTGCGTTGCTTAGGTCACTACCTGAATGACCAAGAGTGGATGGATGAGTTGCTTAAGGGCGACATCCACTGGTTTAATGCACAGAGCTTTGGCTTGGTGGAGAAGGGTACTACCAAGGACGATAACAATCCAGAGCACAAGAAGGCTAGGAACACCACAAAAACCCTGACATATGGGGTGTTGTATGGGGCAGGAGCTGCCAAGGCAGGGTCGATTGTTGGTGGAAATAGCAGCAAAGGCAAGAAACTAATTGATAGTTTTATTAATAATACGCCCGGCCTTTCTGCCCTGAAGAAGAAGATATCTAGGTTGATGGCTAAGGGTCATCTCCCTGCACTGGATGGACGCAGGGTGTGGGTTAGATCTGAGCATGCTGCATTGAATACATTGCTGCAAAGTGCAGGTGCTATCATTGCAAAACAATGGCTCATTGAATCAACAAAGCTGTTGCAAGAGAAGGAGATAGATGCTAAACTATTAGCGTTTGTTCATGACGAAACACAATGGGAAGTGAGAGAAGATCAGGCAGAGGAAGCAGCTAGGCTCATCGAGCAAGCAGCAACCAAAGCAGGTGAAGCTCTTAAGTTTAGATGTCCTGTTAATGCTGAGGGTAAGGTTGGTGATAACTGGAAACAAACACACTAAGGAGATAGAAATGTATGAGACTAAAGCTGCTGTCAATCCTGATCCTTGGAAACATAGATCAGATGGTATGAGATGTAAAACTTGTATTTGGTTTGTTCCTAAAACAACACAACTACTCGGAGATGTAAGTGAGATTGGACGCTGCCGTAGGCATGCTCCTACGATGGGAGGTTATCCAGTTGTCTACATGACAGACTGGTGTGGTGATCATCGATTAGACGAGAACAAAGTTTAATTGGTGCGGTTGTGGGTCTGCCGTTCAGACCGTTTTTATATTGGAGAATATTATGAGTGAAGAAAAGAAAGCCATCAAGATTAAAGCTGATGTGTTCTGGTGTCAACACAATAAGGTGAATGACATGTCTGGTAAGTTTCAGCTTAACCTGTGTAACCTGTCTGACGCTGCTGTTGAAGCATTGGAAGACATGGGCATCAGTGTACAAACTGGTGAAGACAAGAAGGCTGACATGGGCAAGTACATCACTTGCAAATCAGAGAAGCCTATCCGTGTTTTCGACACAGACAATGATGAAATTACTGAAGCCATTGGCAACGGTAGTAAGGCTAAGGCTTTGGTGTCTAGCTATTCTTGGACATACAAGAACAAGAAGGGTGTTAGCCCTTCATTGAAGAAGCTGGTCATTACAGACTTGGTTGAGTATGCTGCTGCTAGCGGTATTAATGCAGATGATGAGGACGTATTATGAACTTGAACATTACACTTACTTTGGACCAATTGAACTTGGTATTGGCAGCACTTGCTAAGCTTCCCTTTGAAGCTGTTACAGACACCATCGCTGTCATCCGACAGCAAGGCACTGAACAACTTCAAGCAGCAGAAGCAGCAGCATCTGCTGAAGCACCAGTGGTGGTTGAAGAAGCTGCTTAATGAAAGCACTATTCGATAGCGATATATTCGCCTATCGTGCAGCATCCGCATGTGAGGACGAAGACGAAGCAACGGCACAGCGAACACTGGATCGTTTAATTGTTGATGTCCTCATGTGTG